TTCTAGTTGTGCTTGCTCTCTTTGGAAAGCCGCTTGTTGTTGTAAGGCTCTAGCTTGGCGTTTAGATTGTTTTTTAGCTTGTATGCCTCCAAATATCTGTCCGCCTCCTGCAATCGCTGTTCCTGCTATTACTGCACCTGTTGCCATATTAAAAGAATTTTACATACATATATTCATCTTTCTTGTCAAATGTTATTTTTTCTAACACTGATTCACGATGAAAACCTAACTTTTCAATCCAATTCACAAAATCATCTGTAATTGTAGTTTGTATTCTATGAAGATTCATTTTTTTAGAATATTCATTTAATAGTTTGTTAATCTCAATATAAAAGCCTTTAGGGTATTTATCAACATAAACACTAGGAATTACCCAACAATGCCCCACTCCTTGCCTAACCCACTTTATACCGCAAGCAAATATTATCTTATCATCTATGATATAAGTTTTAGCTTCGTCACAGTCTAAAGGATAAACTTCTTCTTTTAAAACATCTAAACTAGGATAATCTATTTTGGTATTTATTAAGTCTATATGTGCGATGTTAAACTTTTTATTTATCATTTATAGTTACTTTATAAGTTATACTTTTAATTGTCATAGGTTGTGGTTCATCTTGGATAATTTCAATTTGACCCAACTTATCCCAACCTGTGGCAACTTTTATTTCTTGATCTCCGTTAAATAAAGGAGGTGCTTCATTCATATTGTTATTTAGACTCCTAGCAGGAATAATAACTTCATTACCTGCCCCATCAATTATTTTCCCTCCTAACGTATCTGCAAATCTAACTACTATCTCGTGAATTCTTTTGTCTTTATGTTGTGATGTTCCTATCATGCCACTTAAAGCTAAGGATTCAATAGGCATATTCTTTTGCTTAGAAGAATAAGGCAATCCAATATGGATAATTGATCCTGCACTATCAATTTCTACTTCTCCACCACTAACAATTTTACTTGGTACTGTTGCACCATCTGAATTAATAGCTACTGTTTCGCCCTCTAAATGTTCTGATCCAGTTATATTTTTAATAGCAATAGCCCATTCATTAGGTAGTAATGTTGCACTAGAGAAAGTTTCTATTATGCTGACAGTTACATTTTGAGAGTCTGTAAACCCTGTTATTTTTGCTCTGCCTTTACCTATTAATTGGTGAATTTCTTTTCCTATATCGCCAGATTGGAAAGTAGAAGAATCTGCTGTAAATGTATTTCCTGATATAGTTATTGTACTTGATTGTGTGCCATTATAACTAAGTCCAGAATCAACATAGAAACGATTTAAATTATCTACTTTATAATTAGGCTCTTGCACTTCTACAAACCTTTTAACTACTCCATTTATAGTTCGTTTTACTATTGCGTAAATTTCATCATTATCTTCTGCATCACTTACTATTGCCACTGATTCAAAGTTTCCTTGTGTAACATATCTTGACCATGCCTGTACTTCTTGATCTTGTTCTAGTGTTAATCTTGCGATTTGTCCGTCTGTTCTTACTGTCCATAATGAAGATAGTGGAATTTGCTGATATTCAAAAGAGGTAATGCCCCCATCTGTTATATGGTCAGAATCAACAGTAATATCTATTGCCTTGTATTTATCACTATCAATATCAAAAGTAATTAATCTTGCTGTTTTATTGTTCTTCTGCATATAAATAGGAGATTGTCCTACTAATTCAGGTTGAATGTTGGAGCAACCATAAGATATTTGCCTTTTTGCATCTATATCATCTGGTGCTAAGGCGGGGCTATTTCTTGAGCTTATAATTCTAAATATTGAGCTAGCAGTACCTACAAATAGAGCTTGATCAGAAAATAACCACCTTATCGGATCTCCTCTTTGTGATGCGATTGTTATCACAAAAGGGTCATCGGCATTCGTTCCTACTTCAAAATTTTCATAATCTGCATTGGATTTAGAAAACCAAACCCTTTGGCCTGCTAAGATCATTCTCTGCTCGTGGAAGGTGATCGCACCTGCAAAGCCTCTAGCATTACTAAACTCACCTTCCGACCAGTTAAAGCTTGCAGTATTGTGTAGGCTTTGAGGTACATCGTTTTGAGCTACTACTGTCACTACTGTTGAGCTAGTAAACCCAGTTATTTTTACATGAGCAATATCTGTGCCACTTTTTACTTTCCATAACCCCCCTACATGATTAGAAGTAAAAGGTGTATGGCCACCTGATGCTGTTAAGGTTAATGTTGCACCTTCTGACCATCCGTTACCTGTCAATCTTACTTCGTCTGTTGATATTATATTCTCGTCTATATATGGACCTCTTACTAAATCTACTGGATTTAATGTAAAGTTATTAGATGCTACCCTAATTAATTTTTGAATAGGGTGGTTTGGATGTACCATGTAAATTACATCACTATCTTGTACAAACTTAATATCAAATAGTTCTGATTCTAAATAAGGATTGGATATTTCTAATATATTTGAACCACTATCTAAAACTTGCCCTTGAGCAGAGAAGAAGCGTAAATAACCTGCTCCTAATTCGATTGTGTAAGTTTGCACTGTGCTAAATTCAAAGGGAATGAGTCTAGTTCTTTTAGTTGAGTCTTTTACTTCCGCTAGAAATCTAAAACCTTTTCTACGAAATATTGGTCCTTGTGTTAATACTACCCAATTCTCAAGAGTTTCTGAACCATTAAAATACCTCTGAAATTGCGTTCTTGAGTTTATTAATGTGCTTAACTCTCCTGCTGTAAAGTTTGTTCTTATCTCCGAAGCTCTAGGCATTATGAAAAAGTTATACCATTAATATTATTGCCAAAATTAAAGCCAGTCACCCTTGAAGCACTAAAAGAACTAGAAGTGTCTGCTATATCATTATCCTCTTGGTTGTCTCTTTCTCTCGCTAGAGATAATGTTTCTATAAAATCTTGTTTAATTCTAGCTGTTCTAGTTTCATCAGAAGTCAAAGAGTAAGCTATCTCATAAGCTAATTTTGAAGAAAAAGCCTCTATGAATAAAGAATCATATTTATTAGGGTCTGTTTCTTTACCAATAAATCTAATATTTACAGTTGGTTCATTTGTAACAAGGAAATTATTTTCTAGTTTAAAATCAATATCATTTTCTACCGAAAGTAATTTTATAAAGATTGGAATTGTTGGTAATATAAATCTGTTTGTATATTGAAACACAGGAGTGCCAGATGCATCTAAATTTAATGATTGACGGAATATGGCAAAGTTCCAGTTGTGCATTCTTAGAACCTCTAAAAGAACCGTATCATAGCTTGCTTTGCATAGAGTGGCTTCTGGTGAAGTATCTGTATCAATGCTTATTAAAGCCTTAGCTCCTAATTTTCTTAATGCTTTATTACAAATAGAAGTTTTTGATACAGACATAATAAAAAAATTGAGGGGGATTTCTCCCCCTGCTTTGTTATAGGGTATATTTTACAATACCTGTTACAGTACCTGATGCAGTTCCAACTGTATTACCAGTCAAAACTATATCAACTAATTTGTGAGGGTCTTCTGTTAGTCCAGCTAACTCCCAAACCTCTTTACCAATATTAGCAATATCAATAGAACCTAATCCATCAATAGAGCCTGCCGAAGCTAAAGAAGTTGTACCAAGTAATGCATTAGCATCAATAGCTACACCCTCATCAATATCATAGAAGCCTAAGAAAAAATCTGTACCTCCTGTGATAGCATCGTTTTTAATGGTAATGTCTGTTAATACAGCATTAGACGGGATTCTGGCGATTCGATAAGTTGAAGTGTCATCGTCAGTTGCGTTAATTTCTAGGGTATCAATAGAAGTTCTAATAATACCTTTTGAAGTTTTAGCATTTGGCATAATCAAAGTATCTTGATCTAAGCCATCAAGGTTTATTGTTCCTTTTTTGTTTACAATAGCCATAATTTTATTTTATTTAAAGTTAATATTAAGATTCTGTGCAAGGAATACGAACGATTTTTTCGTCCTCTACTCTAGTCGCTCCAATGTCTAATTTGATATACATTGTTTTAGTGAATGATCTCTCGACATTTTCACCAACTTTCATTGTAATATCATTTGCCATTGCGAAGCCTAAAGCGTTTTCAGTATAAAGTAAAACATCTCTATCTCCATTTGAGTCAAGAAGTAATCTTTCTGATAAGATGAAGTTAATATTGTTCCATACACCGATAATGCCTTTATCTAGTACCGCACCCGCTGTAAAGTCCCTATTGATAATTTTATTATCATCTTCTAACTGTCTATGTTGTTTAGCTGTTAAAACACAATATAGCTTCTCATCTGGATCAACATCAGCCGATCTAATGATCTCACGACCATTAAGGATTCTATCAGCAGTTAAGCCAGAAGCAGGAGTTGAGACGACTTGAGAGCTAGGGAAATTAACTGCAACATTACCATCTTTACCTTCAAATGCTTTACCAGTTGCGGCAGCGATAATTACATCATCTTTCTTCCTTTTGGCAGCATTTAATAATGCTTTCATATAATCACTTTCTAAACCAGAAATGGTCGATCTAGCGGTATCGAAATCATCAATAAATAAAGAGCCGTGAAAAGGTGCTGGTGTCATCTTTCTTCTTGAATGAATAGGATCTAAATAAGGAGTTTCTGGATTTCTACCAATCTTTTCTTCTAAGTTTAAAGAACCTAGTTTATGAAAAAAGAATTCTTCTGCTTTCACAGATTCTTTTCTTCTTACTGTTCCGTCTAAACGGACATTGTTTTGTTGTACAGCCTGGATAATATCGTCCTTAAACTGTTTTACATGAATTTGATTTTGAGTATTTGACATTGTTTGAGTCTTTGAAATTAATTAAATAACATTTAAATTGCGATTATTCGCATCTCAAATTGCTACCCATCAATTTTCAAAGACTCAAGAGCTACCTCTTACTTATATGGACAATCATCTTAAAAAGAAGAAAAGCTAGAAACTATCCCTAATGATTCTGCTGACTGATCTGCATAAGCAATAGGATATAATTTTGCAAGCTCTCTTTCTTTTGTATTAGGGTCTAAATCTTTAGACATTCTAATTTCATTTATTTTAGTTAAAGCATTTTCTTTTGTCAAGGTTGTTTTTTGACTTCCTATACTTCCTTGTGTTGGTTCTGCAATCTGCTTTCCCACATTGTGCATAATTTTAGCAACTGCAAACTGCCCCTCTGGTGGAAGATTGGCAAAAGCCTCTTGATCGCTCTCTGATGCGAATCTTTGAAAAGTGTTTTCTGCTTCTTTTAGATTATGGTCATAAGCTGATCCCCATTCCTTTTTTAAACCCTCTTGCATTTCAGTAATTTTAGCATCTGATTCTGCTTGCATATTATTTAATAACTCGCTTTCTTTACCTGTAAAGGTTTCTACTAGCTGTTTAAATGCTTCTGGTTTTACTCCTAATTCAATCGCTTTCTCTTTTATAGGATTTAATAAATCATCATTAGCTTTGTAATTCTCTGGTAATTCATAAGAATAATCTTCTGGTGAAAAAGTCTCTGGCTCTTTAGGTGATCCTAGTTTCTTTTCTAGGTTTATATAGCTTTTTGCTAGTCCATTTATATCTTTAAAGTTAGATAATGATTTTGAATTTTTTATTTCTTCATCTGTTATCTGGTCAATAAAACTTGTTTCATTAACTGTTTCATTGTTTGTTTCAACTGGTGCAGTCTCTACGCTTTCTGTATTTTCTATTTGGTCGGTCATAGTAAATTAATTGTTTGTTATTTCCTCTCTAACTCTAGAAAGGATATAATTATATAATTCCCTTGCTCCATCACGAAGTAAGGAATCGGTAGTGGTATCTTCTGCCCTTTGAGAAAAGGGGGTTGTTTCTAGTATTACTCTTTGTAAGTTTTCTAAAACAATCTTTCCGTTTTCTGTTTCAAATGCTTGTTGGAATATTTTATTTAGCTGTTCTTCGGTCATATTAATTGCGATTGTTTTGCTTTACTAGCAGTATCCACCGCTTGAGCCTCTTGTTCTAATTGCTGTTGCTCTTGGGATTGTTCCTGTCGTTGCTCTCTTTCCCTTTTTACTAAAACAGGATTTTTAATTATATCTGGATCAATTCCTAAAATATCTGCTGACTTACTAACTACCTTGTCAAAATCAATATTATCTAATATCTCTGGGTTTACTTGTGCAAGATTCATAACTCCTGCTAGTAGTTTTTCAATAGATGCTGATTCGTTTAATTTTTGCGATTGAGTAATTGGATTTTGATAATTAATTTTTAGTTCTGGATTTTCTAATAACACTGACGGTATTTCTTTATCAAATAAAGTATTATCCTTGATTATGAATTGACCATCTGCATTTTGCATATAGATTTTATTAAATAGAATATCAAAAGTTCTAGTTAATATCTGCTCTGTGTAATCTACAATACCAAAAATAAAGTCGCCCATTATTCTAAATGTTTCTGCTCTTAGTTCTAAGATTTGCGTTGCTGTTGCTCTTGGATCGTCAAAGATTTTTAACTTATCTAAGAAAAATATTTCTCTTATGTTTTGTTCCTTTCTTTGGATTAAGTCTTGAGTTAGTGGAATATTACCAATGGTTAAGATTTGTTCAATAGGCGTTCTTCCTGCTGGCAGTGCCTTCGCATCTGGTCTATTTAATGCACCAGGTTTCAAGTTGATTCTTTTAGAATATGTAGCATTTACATTTAAAGGAGGGTTTAATGTTTTTTCTGTTGCTTCGTTTAATTGTCTTGACATCTGGTTTATCTGCCTACCATCTGCCAATGCTATCATACCCCTTGAAGTTCCGTAAATCTCTCCTGTTGCTTTCTCGCTTCTTCCGATAGCTACTGGCATAGAATTCCACCCTAATTCTTCAATTATAAGTTGGTGTTTTTCATCTATCCAAAAACCTGCTATTTCTTTATTTAACTTATCTATTTTGTTTTTATCTCTTTCTTCTCTTGGTAAGATGTGTAATTGTACTGGAAATTCTGTAAAGGGGTCTTTATCAAAAGCCTTTTTTACCTTTTCGTGTACATTCTCCTCTCCCCATTTCTGGATCATCTGCTTTGCAGTCATTTTATCTTTAATAACTACATAATCAACATCACCTTCATCATTTTCAGCAATTAAGAAATTCTTAATATTTAAAGTATGATATTTAATAGGTGATTTCTTACCCTCTTGAATTAATGTTGCTATTGTTCCAAATACTATATCATCTGCCACCGCTTCACTTAAAGCTCTTTCAAAACCTGTTTTGGGGTCAAACATAGTTTTCAGAACCATATCAGTAAATTCACTTATCCAGTCTTTTACTTCTTGATCTTCGTTTATATCTTCTGATTTAGCTGTTATTGATATAGGTTTGATTGATCTATTGAAGAATACACCAATAATAATTGATTTTAATTGATGAACAAAGTTAATTGGTGCGGATTCAAAAAGTCTTGTTATATTTTCTTTATCGCCTTTTGACCTATCAATAGTTATGTTAGCTTTTGTTGGTCTGAATATATCAGCCACATCTTGCCATTCTGTTTCAAAGTTTGATCTTTCGGCAGATAGTGAATTGGCTTTCCTAATTAATTCTTTTGCATTAGTCAT